ATACCGACTGTTGTAGCGGCGGTGGTGGGTTTGGTGGTAATGGAGGGGATGCCGATAATGCAGGCGGAACAATTTTTACTGGGGGTGGTGGGTTGTTTGCCGGTGCTGGCAGTACATCAGCAAGTAGATTTGGGGGTGGTGGCGGAAGTGTTAGTGCGGGGACTATAAGCGGAGGCACTACCATTGGAGGTAATGGTGGCTCAGGAGGATCAGGAGGAAGAGGGGCAATAAACCAGACATCCCCAGCCATTGTGCCAGCCGAAAATGGAGGCGGTACTGGAACTTTGCTAGACCTTCCAAGCAAGTCGTTGCAAGGTACAGGAGGCGGTTCAGGTTGTGGATCAAATGTTACTGTTGGTGGGAATGGAGGGCCAGGCGCTGGCGGCGGCGGGGCTTATTTTGCTGGCATTGGCGGAATAGGGGGCGGCGGCGGCGGCGGCGGTTCTACTGGAGGTAATGGTGGTTTTGGTGGTGGCGGTGGCGGTGGTAATAACGTAGTACCGGGCATGGGTGGTATTGCTGGAGGCGGTGGCGCATCAGGCAACACAACACTCGGCACAGGCGGTATTGGTTGCGTGATTCTTTACTACACAGAAGGATACTAATTATGAAATACGCATGGATTGAAAACGACAAGATTCGTGACGTTGCTCACGATGATCCATCAAAAATCTACCATCCCGATGTTGCTGCACTCTACACAACGCAAGTGCCTGACGATGCTGTCAATGGTGATGGTTGGGTCAGTGGTGCATTGGTTAAGGCTATCGTTGTTGAGCCTACACCAGCAGCCCGTCAATGGACGACAGACAACTTCCGCACCGGCATGACGCTAGCTGAGAAGACTAAGTGGGACAACAACAGCGCCCCCGAGATCATTACGGTCAAAGCAGAATTGCCTAAAGAGTTGGCGGGTGCAACTGAGTTGCTTGACTTCTTGGTTAGTACGAGCGTGATAAGCGCGGCAACAAAAACCAAAATATTGGAGTAAATCATGCCAGTAGTTATTACAGGTAACAACACCCCTACTGCTGGCGGCATAACGTACGGCGACGGGTCAACCTACGCAAACACGGCGGCTGGAACTTCTGGTCAGCCTGTAGTTTCTGGCGGCGCTGGAGCACCTGTATTCCGGCCTTATACACTGCCGGCTTCAGACGGCTCTGCAAGTCAAGTGCTTCAGACCAATGGGGCAGGCGCGTTGAGTTTTGCTACTCCAAGCGCTGGAGCATTAGTTTTGCTGTCTACCGTTACCGCTTCTAATTCGGCAACGATGGATATTGAAACTACATTTAGCAGTACCTATGATAAATATCTTATTAGTGTGACCGGCTTGGTTTGTCAAACGGACGGCCAGCAATTGCAAATGCTGCTTAAAATTGGCGGCACATATGTAACAACATCAACGTATGTAACTTTTGAAAACAGAACACAAAGTTCAACGTCAACTTTTGCTGGAACTAATGATTCTTTTGCTTCTCCCGGCACTTTTGTTTCGGTTCATTCTATTCTTGGAAATGTTGGTGGCGAAAACGCTACTTTTTAGGTACATACAGGGTATCGGTTGCAATACCAATACTGCGGCATTAACTGGCGTTCGTTTTGTTATGGCTTCTGGAAACATTACAAGCGGCGTTGCCCGTCTTTACGGTATTGCCAACTCATAAGGAAAAATTATGTCTAGACATCACATGACAGCGGAAGGTCCAGTGCCATTCACCGCAGAAGAAGAAGCGGAAAGAGACGCGCAAGAAGCCGCAGTGTTGGCCCAGCAAGCTAATCCAACGCCAGCCCCAGCCCCAACCAAAGAACAACTGCTTGCGCAACTCAACGCGTTGTCAGCCCAAATTCAAGCGCTGGCGTAAAAGATACTCAAGCAACTTCTGGGGCTGTAAATTGACCCGCTCAGCATCCTCTTTGCCGCTAACGCTTGTGTTACCGCCATCAAGCAAGGATGCAAACTCTATAAAGACGCTAAAACGTCTTTCATGGAAATCAAATCAGCCGTCAATGACGTTGTTGGTGTCGCAAACGAAGTCCGTGGGTTCTGGTCTAAGCTCTTTGGAACAAAACAAGACGCGCCAAAGCCTGTGGCGAAAAAGAAGGAAACCTATGTAGCCGTTGACGAAACCCAGGTCATGGCTGACATTGTTACTCAGTTGTCCCAGTTCTTTAAGCTGCAAGAACAGCTTGCTGACCACATAAGGGAAGAGGAAGAGAAAAGCAAAACTATCTACGACCCTGACGCCAACCTGATGGAAGCCGCCCTAAAACGAGTTATGGCTCAAGACCAAATGGCGCTGCTGGAAGTTGAGATAAGAGAAGCAATGGTGTATGGCGCCCCTAAAGAAATGGGGGCCTTGTACTCAAGAGTGTTTGATATGCGCGATGTCATCAAGATAGAGCAAGACAGGGCAAGGAAGAAACGGGATGATGAGTCATGGCAACGCAAAGAGGAGGAGCGGCTCCTAAAAGAAAGGCAGGCGTATCTGCTGGCGACTATCCTATTCCTCCTATATATGTGGTTGCTCCTCGGCCTCTTGCACAGGATTGGGAGATAGTTGTGGGTTGGATTGCCGCTTGTTTGCTTGTAGTAATGTTGCTCCCGCTCCTTGGGATGTTGTACTTGGATGTGCTGGAAACAAAGCACGAGGCCAAACAGCAGATTGAAAAGATGGAAAAACTGCGTAGAGACATTGAAAAGGAAAAACGTGAGGATAGAAAATGATGATTTATATCCCCGTGCTGTATATTTGCATTGGACTGGACTGCGCATTTTTTCAGTCAGAGGTTTACACGCTAAACGAGCAAAAGTGCGAGCAAGAAATTGCACAACAGAAAAGTGAACTTATTAAGCAAGGCAGAACGGTTGAAGCAATTTGTGTAGATGTAAAAATTAACTTGGAGAAAAAATCAGATGTTACCTATCGTAGCCTCCCTCCTCGGTAGCTTAGCCCAAAACGGCCTTACCCTGCTTTCTAGCGCCATCCAAGCCAAGGGCAAAGAGGTGGTAGAGAAAACTCTTGGCGTAAAGATTCCTGATGACCCAACCGCAGAAGATGTCAGCAACTTGCGCCAGCTTCAGTTTGAGCATGAAGAAAAGCTCCTTGAACTGGGTATTGAGAAGGCCAAGCTGGAGTTAGCTGAACTAGAAATGTTTGCCAAAGCTGCTCAGAACGAAGACGACAACGTCACAGATCGTTGGAAATCAGACATGAACAGCGATTCTTGGTTGTCCAAGAACATCCGTCCCATGAGCCTAATTGCCATTTTTCTAGGCTACTTCTTATTTGCAATGATGTCTGCCTATGGCTACAACGCCAATGAGTCCTATGTCACCTTGCTAGGTAACTGGGGAATGCTGATTATGGGTGCTTACTTTGGCGGCAGAACCATTGAGAAACTAGCTGATATGAAAGGCAAAAAATGAGTTTAAGCACCGAACAAGCTGCATTTTTACTGGACATGTGTAAGCTAATCCAGTACTCTACAGACCAGGGTTTTGTAGTCACTGGTGGCGAATTAGCTCGTACGCCTGAACAACAAGCAATCTACTTTAAAACCGGTAGATCTAAGACAATGAATTCCATCCATTTAAAACGTTGTGCCATAGACCTGAATTTTTTCAAGGATGGCAAAATCATTTGGGATAAAGCAATCCTTGCTCCTCTGGGCGCGTATTGGGAAACCTTGCATCCAAAAAACCGCTGGGGAGGCAACTTTAAGTCACTTGTTGACTGCCCTCATTTTGAACGCAATGTTGGTTAAAGGTTATAATTCGTCTAAACGGCGCATGCTGAATCAGCGGCTAATACCCATGGAGTGTATATGAGCTATAGCATGACGTACGACAGTCTGCTGGTAGATGTGCGACGCTATCTTGAGCGTGGTTTCACGCAAGAGAGTGATCAAATTGTTTATGACCAGCTTCCTCGCTTAGTTACACTAGGCGAGCGTCGCATTGCCCGAGAGCTTAAAATCCAAGGGTTTATTCGAGCTGTGAGTACTCCTTTATCTATTGGCGTGGCTGTTTATCTCAAACCTGACCGCTGGCGTGACACAATTAGCATGACTGTCAATGGTTCGCCTATCTTTGCCAGGTCATATGAGTATTGCCGTAGCTACTGGCCTAACGAGGCTCAGACAGCGGCTCCGCAGTTTTATGCAGACTATGACTATCAGAACTGGCTGATAACGCCATCGCCTTCTACAGTACAAACTCTTGAAATTTTGTACTACGAACAACCAGCCCTTTTGGGCGATGACTTACAAACCAATTATCTTACTGAATACGCCCCAGATGTGTTGTTATATGCAACTCTTCTTGAGGCTGCTCCATTCCTTAAAAAAGACGAGCGTATTCAAGTGTGGCAAGGAATGTACGACCGTGCTGCTCAGGCTCTCAACGGAGAAGACCTCAAGCGCATCATGGACCGCTCAGCAAATAGGAGTGAAGCGTAATGCCTATCTATACAGACGTCTTTGGTGGCGCAAACATTTACCCAAGTGAGATTAGCTACAGCGAGATAACGCTAACGACCACGGATGTAACGCTAAGTTGGCCAGAGGAAACTAGCACTAGCACCAATCTTGCAACCCGCATCATTGATGTAGTAGCTAATACGGCAAGTCGGTCAATCTTTTTACCAGATGCTAAAAAGAGTGGCGTTGGCAACACAATCCTGTTTAACAATCAAGGCTCTCAAACTTTTGTAGTTAAAAATGCTGGCGGCACGCAAGTCGTTTCAATTCCTACAGGCACTGTTTGGCAAGTTTATTTAACAGACAACACCACTACAAATGGTTTATGGGAATCGCTTCAGTTTGGAGCTACAGTCTCTACTGCAAATGCATCAGCGCTTGCAGGTACAGGCATTGTGGCTGTGGGCACACTATTGTCGCAGTCTGTGCCTATTACTCAGTTCAACTCAAACTACACGGCAGGCGATACAGATAGAGCTAAGATGTATTTGTGGACAGGCACCGGCGCAGGGGTATTGACTTTGCCAAGCGCGGCTGTTGTAGGCAATAACTGGTTTATGTACTTGCGCAACTCAGGTGGCGGTCAAGTTACATTGACACCTGTAGGCATTAATACAATTGATGGCTTGTCAACAAAAGCCTATCAGCCTACTGAATCTTCTGTAATCATCAGTGACGGCACAAACTTTTACACATTAGGTTTTGGTCAGGCTTCAACATTTGTTTTTGACTACACGTCAATTGCAGTTGCAGGTACAGGCAACTACACGCTAACTGGTTCTGAATTAAATCGTATTGCTTATAACTTTACCGGCGTTTTGACAGGTAACAGGGTCATTATTGTTCCTGCTACAGTGCAGCAGTATTGGGTAAGCAATGCCACAACAGGCTCTTTTACGCTGACTGTAAAAACTTCAGCAGGAACAGGCGTAGCCGTTGCTCAAGGGTCTAGAGCAATATTTTATTGTGATGGCACCAACGTTGTTGATGCAGATACATCCACAGTTGCTACGCCTATTTCTATTGCTGACGGCGGTACAGGAGCTACTACGGCAGGTGGAGCGCTGATTAACCTTGGCGGTACATCTGTAGGTATTGCTGTTTTTACAGCAGCAACTCAGCAAGCAGCTTGGACTGCTTTAGGAGTTGCTCCATCAGGCGTGGTTAATGGTGGTACTTACTAATGCCAGAATCCACCATAGTCCTTAAGTCCCTTGCTGGTATCAAGCGAGATGGTACTAAGTACGACGGTGACTTTTACATTGATGGCCAGTGGGTCAGGTTTCAGCGTGGACTGCCTAGAAAGATTGCCGGTTACCGCTCAATCAACAAATACCTGACTGAAATCTCTAGGGGTTTTAATAGTTTTACTCAACAAAGCTTGCAGTACTGTCACTCAGCTGGGTCTTCAACTGTTGAGCGTTTTACGATCGACGCAACTAAAAATAGCTCTGTCATCAGCTCTAGAACTCCAGTAGCCGTAGCTGCAACAGGTACAGCCACCTTAACAGGTGCTTCAACATCAGCTACCGGTACTATTACTTTGTCAACCGGAGCTGCAGGATCAATTGACACGCTGACAGTTAATGGGGTCTCAATTATTAGTGGCGCCGTAAGCTACGTCACTAGCTTGTCCGCAACAGCAACAGCCCTTGCGGCCAACATTAATGCACACACTTCGGTGCCTGATTACACCGCTGTTGCTGTTGGCACAACGATCACAATTACCGCTGTAACAAGCGGAGCTGGCCCAAACGGATTTGTGGTTGCGGCAACGTACACGACGCTTACCGGCAGTACGACCAATATGGCAGGTGGCGGCTCTGGATCAGTTAACAGCATCACAGTCAACGGCGTGACTATTACGTCAGGCTCTGTTTCATTTACAACCGACTTGTCTACAACAGCAACTGCAGTTGCGGCAAACATCACTGCTTTTACATCTACGCCAAACTACTCTGCTGTAGCGGTTGGTGCTGTGATCACTATTACAGCCTCAACTACAGGCCAAGGCACTAATGGCTTTGTTGTTGTGGCTAGCACAACAACAATCACAGCCACAACAACAAACATGGCTGGCGGTTTGAATGCTTTGGCTGTTAATGCTTACAACCAGTGGATGTTTCAAACAGCGTATGACGCATCAACAACCGCTAACTCTATCATTGCTCACGTAGCTCCTAACTTACAATGTGTTTGTAATGATACAGGTGGTCAGATTTTCTATGGCGATGTGCTTGGAACTGCCGCGTTAAGAGAGATTCCATTGCCAGCTGGTGCAAATGCCACAGGCGGCATTGTGATGCTGTTTCCTTACCTATTTTATTTTGGCACTGCCGGTATTGTGGGTTGGTCTGTTCCAGGCACTTTTACTGATTTGAGCGGCTCAGGTTCAGGCATTGCAAGAGTCTGGGGTCAAAAGATTGTCAAAGGTATGCCGCTGCGTGCAGGCTCAGGATCAGCACCAGCTGGTATATTTTGGGCGTATGACGCTGTGATCCGCGCTACTTTTACAGGCGGTGCAACAGTATTCCAATTTGATGTGATTGCTACAGACACGTCTATCATGTCTCCTGACTGCGTCATAGACTATGACGGTGTGTTTTTCTGGTGCGGTGTTTTGCATTTAAAGTCCCTCACTTTGGCGAAATCTGGTGGTGCTATCCAAGAGATGATGCTACAGAATGCACCCATGCCATCATTTACAACGTGCGTGAGAATACTTGGTATGACACTGCTCTTCCTGAGTCAGGGCGCGCTTCTGGTGGGTATAACAACGGCTTTGCCGCACCATTGCTGACAGACTGTATTCCTACAACAAGTGGTTACAGAGTTTGGATTCATGAGCAAGGCGTTGACGAAATTGAAGGTCAATTTGCTTACCCCATAGAGTCTTATTTTGAAACAGCAGATTTGTCTACATTGCCACAAGGTAAGAACGAGTATTTAAGAATCACTGAGATTGAGCCTGATTTTGTTCAAAATGGGCCAATGACTGTGCAAGTTACAGGTAGAGCTAATGCAAGAGCCCCTGAAGTTTACAGCAGTATTTTTTCATTCCCTGAAACAGCAACAGAGCCTTATCAGCAGATTGTGATGCTTAAAGAACAGCGCCGAGAGTTGCGTTTACGTTTTGAGTCAAATGCTGTAGGCGGTGATTATCAGATGGGCCAGATTATTGGCCACATAGATTCAGGTGACAAGACGGTGCTTGGATGACAGTACGTATTACTTTGCCAACTGGCATGGGACTGCGTGACTGGGCTGACCAAGTTGCGCTTGACTTGGACAATTATGGAGCGTTTGGTCGGTTAGATGATGTTGAGAATTGGCAGAACTGGGCAATGCAATTTTTAAACAACACGACGTTAGGTAGAAACTTTCCTCTGCCTTACGACTTTGATGACTGGCGTGACTGGGCCGAGAGGTTCTGTCAAACGGCTGAGTAATGCGGTTTATTGGTTTTGAACGTGAAGATGAAGCAGAAGCTTGGGCGCGTGCAAAACTTGAGCTTGAAGATGCGCCTGAGTTTTTTAGGACAATGTCAGCTGTTGATGAGAATGATGAGTTTGTGTGCGTAGTAGTGATGACTAATTTCACACAGCGCAACATTGATCTTAGCATTGTGATTGACAGCAAAAAAGTAACGCCGAAAGGCACGATTGCAATGTTCAATGAAGTTTTTAGCTTTGTGTTTGAAAAACTAAAGGCAGCTAGAGTAACTGGTTTGCTGCGTGGTAAAAACAGAAGATCTAAAAGGCTTAATGAACATTTTGGGTTTAAGTTAGAAGGCGTGATGCGTAAAGCGTTTGTTGATGACGATTTACATGTTTACGGTTTTCTAGCTGAGGATTATTATTCACACGTCTGGTACAGAGGTCAA